ATCTTAGATCATTTACATAAGTTGCCATTTAGATTCCTCCAATCTTTTTTGATTATAGCTTGTATATAGTCTGTTTTCCAATATCTATGCCACTTCCTTCCAATCTGCGTCTTGAGCATCATCAATTGCCGACCAATTTGGTGTTTGAGAATCATCAATTACGGCCCATTCAGCGTCTTGTCCTGGAATAACTTCACTCCAAACCAATAATTGACTAATGTTCCCTGTTCCTGCGAGCCCGGTAACTGCAATAGTCACATGCGTTGTGGCCGTTATATCGCCCAGGCTGCTTGTCATAGCACCCAAAGTGACTGATATAACATTATCAGTGGTTAGGGTTATAGTGCCTAACGAGGTGGTGCCCGCTAATCCTGTTGGATAAACATTGGCAGCACCGGTAACAGTTTCATCACCTTGAGAAACTGTCGAGGCTGTTCCGCTAACTCCAACAAGAGCGACACCATTAGCAATAACTGTGCCAACTGCTCCTGTTGCTGCTAGGCCGGTTTCGCTAACATTTGCATCAGCGCTAACCGTTTCAACCCCTAAAGCAGTGGTTCCTGCTAGTCCTGTAACCGAAAGATTAGCAACACCAGTAACTGTGAGCGAACTTACCGCACCCGTAGCTGCCACTCCTGTTTCTGCAACATTTGCATCACAGGTAATGGTTAAAGAACTTACAGCACCGGTTCCCGCTAAACCAGTCAGTTCAACAGGTACTGGATTACCCCAAGTGCCAGAGTTCCAGGTACTCCGACCCCAGCCAGTGATATTAGCCATTGGCTAACTCTACGCTATTCTAATAACAGCGTTACTTGCGTCTGCGGTTGGGAAAGATATGGTAAAACTACCTGCTGTGCTTGTTTTGTCGCCACCGAAATCAAACACGGCAACTGCTGGATCACCAGTAGCTGTATCATTATAGATCATACAACCTCTTGCAGTAATTGTACAAGTGCCAAACGTCAAATCAGAAAAATCAGTAAACGCAGTTGTTCCTGATGTTGTAGGGTTAACGTTTGTTAAAGCTGATCCTCCCGCAGAATAGTTTGTTCCCGATGCTTCTTGGTTTGTACTATAAGCTGTAGTAGAAGCACTCATTGTCGCTGAACTTGTATATAAAGCCAGCTTAAAAGAGTTTCCTCCAGATGCTTTAAAGTTATGTACCGCTTGCAGAAGCTCACTTTTGAAAGAAGTACACATTGCTTGCGTAATCGCCATTATAGTCTCCTAATAATTTCCGCAAGGTCTTTATTCCCTTGCGCCTCTAATTGATTACTTATTGTACACATATGGTTTTTTATAGCCTCTTGTATATAATAAGTAATTATCAAGTGACACTTATTTTTAAAAGCATGAGCTTGCGCTTTAATTGGTTCTGGTGCTGTGTCGCTCACCGAAATCAATTTATTAGTGGCCATTTCAGCAACTTCTTCTGCTGTATGACCCCTACCATGAGTTGTCTTTACTCCGAGGTTTCCTATGGAGATTGTAAATGCGTCTGTTTCCATCAATATTTCTCTGGTTCTGGTGGACCAATGTCTTTTCTTCCTGAAACACCCGAAGGCTTTTCTTCCTCCAAAACATCAGAAAGAGATCCAACAACCAATTCACCCTTTTCTAAATATACCACAGGGGAATCCTCTAGCCTATGGTATCCATATAATTTTTCCTCTATTGAAACATTAGTGTCCAATAATGAAGATGAAGGAGCAATGGACACATCAATATTTTTCTGTATACATTTTGATAACCAAAACTCACAACAGGCTCTTCCCATCTCACCAAAATGAACATTTGTCTTGTAGGTAAAATCTGCACCAAACATGTTGATTGTCCCCACCTCTTGATACAGAGCAAAAGCAATCGCATAAGCTATTGAGTTATTAAAATATGCACACCCAGTTGCTTTTACAACCTCTTCTAAAGGATAAAGCTCAATAGCAGGGACTCGATTATCTTTTACACAAGAATAAACAGGAATTTCTAGCCTAGGAAGCGTTCTACACATTACTTTTGTTTGTGGGCCCGCGTCAAACGTATCAAAAAACCGAGTAGCTGGGTCCATAACAAACGCCCTATCTGCTTTAACAACAGCGCACATTGAGCCTATGGCCCAAACTTCATCGTATTCTTGACTGTGGCTAATGGACAAATGATAGTCCAATTGACTTCTGCCCATGGCGACTATAGCAATTTTCTTGCCTGTTAACGGCATCTTGTCGTCTTCAAACATTACTGTGGTTGAGGTCGAAGTTTATCGTACCTATATTGATCCCTGGTTCCAAGAGCCTCATTAAAGTTTTTAAGTTTCATAAGAGCTTCTTGAAAACGAGTTTCAAAATATTGAAGATCATTTGGGTCTTCTTTCATAAAAATAGCCGCTTCGACTAAAGCGCCATATAGCAAAGCATCTTCAGCGTTTGTTGAAAGCCAAGTTGTCCCGCTATCTCCTGCAGCAGTTAATGAAGCAGGTCGGTATACATAATGAAGCTCAAACGTTAAATTGCCGTTAGGTGAAGGAGCCAAAATAAACGTGTCTTCATCAAACGAGGCATAATATTTAGGAGCTCCTGTTGTAGCGGCGGCTGGAGTATAGTCTCTTACCCAAGTAACTTGTTTTAAAGACAAATAGGTATAATTACTACTTGAATCAAGAACCGCTAAACTTAATGGATCTAAGTAATCACTAGGTTTGGATAGATAAGCGTTCCCAGAAGCGGCTGTCCCTGTTACGTTTTTACGAAACTCATCTAACTGTACCGTTTTTAAAATTTTCTCTTCGGACAGCTTAATAAAGGTGTCCAAAGTGCTTGTAAACGTTGTTTCATCGTTATCCATGTAGTTTTGGATAGCTGTTTTTAAACCCGAATATGTAAAACTCATGTTGTCACCGTTAATGTTCCTAGACTTGCTGTTGCCTCAAGTCCCGTAAAATATGTTCCTATTGTATCCGCCGTCGTATCTGTCATTGGAGACGCAGCTCCCGCAGTCACAACCCCCAACTGAGCTTGAGGTAAAGACACTTCAGGTCTGGCTTGATACAAAGTTTCTGGGTCCTGGACATCTTTAGCTGGAATATCTTGAGGTTGTCTAGGTTCATAACATTCGGGACACACCTTTAAATTATCCCACTCAACCATCATAGAAAGATAGGGATAAGACCAGCCACAACGATCACAAATCGCTAACGAATGAGTGCCTTTAGCATAAGCCATTAATAACTAGCCTTTGGGACTAAATGAAGACTAGCTCTGCCTCTGTCCTCATCTTGTGCTCTTCTTAAATCTTGCTCATATATTTGTAATAACATAGGAACTCGTTCAGGATTCTTTTTAAGAGCCATATAATAAGCCAAACCAGAAACCATAGGCGGTATAAACCGACTCGGTACTTCTTGGTCTTGAGCAGAAGCCGTTACATCATCAATTCTTTGAATACGATAACTAAGAAATATATCCGTTGAGTTCTCCGGTGTCGGCCAAAGGTATAATACAGGAGTGCTTTGTCTATCAACAAAAAACTCTGTAGGCCTAGCCTCAGTTGTTTTAGTTGGAATATTCAAATATTCCATACGACCAATCCTGGAAAGTTGATAATCTGTCTGTATGCCGTTAACGGTTCTTCGAATAACGGCTTCGAGAACATCAATATCATAAGCATTCAACGTATAACTTGCCGTGCTTTCGGTTAGCGTTAAGCTAACTTCAGCAATCGTCCAAATATTAATGCCTCGATTCGACCAGTCTGCAAACATAACGTTTAAAGACCGCCGAGCGGTTGCCGCATCATATCCTGTCCGAGCTTCTAGCCCAGCAAGTTCATACGCCTCTTCTATTACTTCACCTGTGTCTAGGGCGAATGTTTTAGTGCCCGAAGTTGCCACGATCTAAGACCCTGGAGCTTCGTAGTATTTCAAAAATTCACACCAAACCGTGTATTCATTACCTGCATCAGAAGTAGAGGGAACAACAAAAAGTACATCCCCTGAATACCCTGAAGCAGCAGTATTCTCTAAACCACCAATATCACTAAAGTCAAACGAATTATCGTAAGCCAGTGTTAAAAAAGTAACATCAGTTGTTGCGTCCCAATCAAGAGAAGCAGGTGCATCTGGAGCACCACTACAGGTGTACCAAATTCTATTCAGAGAAACATGGGCACAAGATTCACCGTTCAATGTTGAAGCATTTAATGCCGAAACATCTACTAGAGTCGTGCTGCTTGCACTTCCATCAGAATACACCGAGCAATAGACTATAAGTTTTTTCTCACCATCTAATTGATTAGTTGGTCCTGTGACTGAATTAGCCATGCGTCACCTCCTATTAAGCGTCAGCAAATGGTGTTACTAAAGTACCTGAACCAAGTATAATTCCTTCTATTGAATACTTCGCAGAAGCTATTGCAGTACATCTTACGATGCTTCCTGCAAGTCCTCCTTTGGTAGTTCCGTTCATAGTTATAACATCATTGCTTGCGCCAGAAATAAAGGTTTTGCCTGTTGCGTCAGTTACTCCTGTATAAGTACCACCAACAAACTTGTCTGTGCCATCCGTTAAGATGTCCATATCTGTAGCTGCTGTAACAACAACAAACATGAATTGAGCCCCTAAATTATTAGTTTGATTTGGGTCGGTGTCTTCACCTGGAGCCGTTGTAACTATAGAAGGTAGTGTAAATTTACCGTCTGCGTCATTACAAAGAAGTATTTTTCCTGCGTGTGATGCCACTGTTATTGATGTGTCTGCTGTGAGACTCACAACAGCAGCGTTCCCTGCGGAAATAAAACCAGCGAGGGATCTAACTGGACCTGAAAAGGTTGATTTTGCCATAATTTTTCTCCCGAAAAAATAAGTCCTACCGTCTTGGCATTGTCTGCTAGGTCAGTCTGTAGGACAAGTTAACCCTAGAAAGTTGATGCGGGTTGAGTGAGAAACCCCCGCATCATAGGTTCCATATTGCTTGCGTTTTAATGCTCTACAGCGTTATGCACCAGGAGAGCCAAAAATACCGCGCCAGTCAGACCAGCCGAAGCTGTATCTTTCTCTTGCTTTATATCTAACATTTCCTGTTTCGAAATCGCCTTCCATGTTAGTGGAAACTGCGGTTCGAACAAAGTGCTTGAGACCATTAGGTACATCTGTCTTAACAAACCAAGCGTCGGTGTCTGTCAAATAATGATTCACAGCGTAGCCATCTGGGATCATTCCCATATTTCTAATTGCATTGATGTCATTATCTGAAGTTGCGACTCGACCTGGAGTGTTTAACAACCGATCTGCGATAAACTGCAATGCAGGCGGCACAATTAGTCGTTGTGCTTGTGCATTGACCTTTAAATTTCTTTCATCTTTAAAACCAGCAATATCAATTAATGCTTGTTCCATTGATGTTTCATTAAGGTCTGCAGCCGTACTTAGTTCGTTCTTGAGATCACCAGCAGTCAAAGAAGTATGATCGGTAGCGAAAAGTTCTTTACCGTCTCCTCCTGGATATGTACTACTGAATCCGTTATTCAACACATTAGCAGCTTTAACCTGCTTTGTTTGTTGCATAGAACGAGCAAGAGCACGAGTGTATCTTGCAGATAGGGTATCATAGAGATTATCTTCCATCGCTTCTTCAGTTAAGGAGAAAGCTAAAGCCACAGTATCGTGAGTATAACGAGCTGTCCAAGTTTCTTGGGCAGTGTCATACTTAACTGCAGCGCCTTCGCCTTTAACTGCTGCTTCCCCGAATCCAGAGAGCATCACTTCTTCTTCATAAGCACGATCAGAATTTTCTGTATCGAAAATCATCGTATGCTCGTCAGAATAACTTGAATACTCTAGTCCGAATAAAGCATTAAGTCCTGGGACAAGTTCTTTAACGAGCTGCGCTCTATTAATTGCCATTACTTATTCTCCTTATTCAAATGGATTAGCTGGGAAACGGAAGAATGCTCTAGCACTAGCTCCGATTGAGTTGCTTGGTGTATCCACAAAACCAACACAAAGAGCTACGCCAGAAGATGTTGTAGCAGTTACGCCTTCAGCAGAACGACCAGTAGATGTACTACCAGAAGTTGTTGAAAGAGTATACTTATTGCCAATAAAACTTACAGCCGGTGTACCAGCAGTAAATTGAGCTTCATAAACGATGTCAGGATCGTTATATATATAAGCTTTAGCATCTACACTTCCTAATGTAGCAGTGTCAGCAGTCCAATGTTTTGCAAACGTTGGAGTGCCATCACTTGCCTCGTAATAAACGCCAGCAAAAACGCCAACAGGAGCACCAGTAGCCGTCCCTTGAATGATATATCCGCTTGATAGATTGACAACATCGCCACTAAAAATAGAAGCATTTGTCGCACTAGCGATTCTCATTTGGGCAGGTCTAATAGTTCCACCAGTCAAATGATATGCTGGTGTAAATCCGTTGGGATCATTAGTGTTTGCCATAATTTATTTACCCATAGTTAAAAGGTTAATCTTCAGAAAGGTTCCGTTTGCTACCAAATTCCGTTTTCGTTTGACGAACCGGTTTTTCGATAGGCATAATAGGATTACTTTCCCTCATTAATTCAGAATCAACTGCTTCCATGGACGCATCGTTCATTTCTTGGAAATATTCTTTGCGTTCATCTACAATCGATTCATCTATTTTTGCTAAGATTAAACCGCCAACCCCAATAACACCTGCGTGTTTTCCATCCTCAACCGTAGGGCCTTGAAACTCAGGATGAGTTTCAGCTCTAACCGGCTCGAATCCTTCACGAATACGCTTAGACATATTCGTTTTGTCATCTTGCCCAAGAATGCTTTCACGAATCCAGCGATACTTGTATCCTGGAGGTGGTTTAGGTGCGTCCAAACTGGACGGGGGTTGCCAAGGTTTTCTGCGAGTTTTGTTTTCTCGAACTTCAGCAGAACGGGAGTTGCGATCTGTCATATTATACTCCTATATTTAGACATACTTTGCGTACTCTTTTAATGGCACACCAAGCTTTTTAGCAATTGCTTGCTGACTTGCTGTGAGTTTTACTGTTTTGGATTTCCTAGCAGTGGGGTTTGTCCCAGCACTATTTCGTCCAACAGCTTGCACAAGAGGAGCTTTACCTTCCTCTTGTTCAAATTTGTGTGGAAACTCTTCTTTAATTTTGTTGCTTAGTTTCTCATAATAATCCGGCGCAGTCGGGTTTATACCCATATCTTGCATCTCTTTATCAATTGCAAAAGCCGCAGCCGTCATAACATTATCTCTACCAAACCAAACGTTCTCTTTTCTTTGTGCCCATTCAGTCGCTCGTGGGTCAAGAGGGGGAGCCTGATTTGCTACAGCACCATTAGGTACTTCACCGTTCTCTCTTTGTTTTTTAGCCCTGGCTAAAGTTTCTTGTTCAACAGACAATTTAGCGATATTTCGTTGAGCGTTTACTTGAGCGTCTAAGTCCCCAGAGGTTACAGCATCCCGATATTTATCTTCTGCTTGTTGCAGTTCGGTGTTTACCCTGCCGTTATATTCTTGAAAAAGAGCCTGATCAGTGCTTTCAGCTTTTTGTTCAAATTCTTTAACTTGGTCTCTTAGCGTTTGTGCAACTCTAACGGCTTCGTCTCGTTGTCGTTCGGCTTCTCTTTGGTTATAAGTAAGCTTATCGATTCTTTTTTGAACTTTGTCACTATATTGCTCGACTTCTTGTTCGTGTTCCTGACCGGAAGCTTCTACTTCGACCTCTGTGGTCCCTTCTTCGTTTTCTATTTCAATTTCTTTTTCTAGGTTTTCTTGTGCTGCTTGTGGCATGGTTTCCTCCATGAATTAATTTGAGTTTAGCGCGAATCTTTTCAATAGTAAACATTAACCCCCTAATATATCTTCGGGGTCGTTTATTAAAGCTAAGATTTCATCGTCGTTTAAAAGGCGCAAGTCTCCTCCATCAATCTGAATACGAGCTCCTGCGTAGCGTCCAAAAATAACCCAATCTCCTGCTTTGCACCAAGGGCCTTCAGGAAATTTATTTGAGTCTTTATAGGCATCTGGTCCAAGAGCTACAACATAGCCCACAACTGTAGTCAAACGCTCCCTATCTACAGTTTGTTTAGCCAGATAGATCCCACCTTTTGTCTTCTCAGCAGGGGCAAAAGGTAAAATTAGCATACGATAACCGGTAGGTTTAGGCAATTTATGAGCAGAACTGCCGTTTTTTAAGTCCTCCGGGGTAAATGTGATTGGTTTTTCTTTTTTTGGCTCTTCACTGCCAAAATTTTGAACAAAAGGTGGTATTGTTTTAGTTTTTTCTGTTTCAGTCGCCATCTGGGGTCTCCATTCGTCTATGTAATCCAATTATTTCATTTTCAATGAAATTTAGTCCCGCAATTTCTCCAACAAGGCGCTGATACTGAACATAGTCAGCAACTCCACCACTCACAAGAGTGCTTTTCAGTTCTTCTTGTCTTGTTCGGGACTGTTTTAGTAAAAATTCAGTCGCTGTTAGCCAATCCATAGGTTATTCTTTAACCCATTGGATAAAACTAAGCCCTTTTGTGGCAGCTCCGCCACCTTTAACCTTGCCTTTCACCGCTTTTAGTTTTCCGTCGCCGTCGGTATTCAACTTGACAGGGTTTTTTTGCGGACCTGGGTAAAGTTTAGACTTCTTAGCCATCCTATTCTCCTCTAGTTTTCTCGTCTGCCTCTCGGACAGTGTTTAAAATATCTGCATACGTTCTATCAGCCTCTAATATAGAGGATTGTACGTCTTTTTCTCTCTGTTGAGCAATTTTCATTTCAGCAATAGCTTCTTGAGATTCAATTTTCTCTCTATCTACTTCTGCTTTTTGGTCTGCAGCCACTGCTTTTTGCCGTATTTCTGCTCTTTGAAGCTCAATAATTGGGTCCATCTTCTCGATTTCTTCAGCTTTAGCCATAGCCTCTGCTCTACCTGTAACTTGTGCTGTTGCTTGGGTTGCTGCTTGAGCAATTTCATTCATAATTTGTTGCGATTGTTCCGGCGGCATTTGTTGTAACTCTTCTAATGGGGGTAAAGGTTGGCCCATGGCCTCTTCAATCTGGAGCTTATACAACATCGCTTGATGTTCTTGTATGTTTGCACTAACCATTTGCACGGCGTTCTGGTTTTGAGAAACCATAGGGTTCTGTATAAACGAAGAATGTGAAGCGATATAAGCTTCGTGATCTTGCCACTCAAACGCTTTAATCGGCTGTCCCAACATGGCTGCTTGTTGTTCACTGATCGGATCCCTGGGCGGTACTTCTGGAACTTGCGGCTCTGGTTTAAACAATGTTTCTGGGTTTTTAATTTCAAGCGCTTCATACATTCGACGATACGCTTCTTTTAAGTTGTGGATGTCGGGAGCAGCTTGAGCCATTTGTAGTTGTTGTTGAGCAATCATTACTCTTTGCGACATTGAAAATATGTTTGGGTCACTAACTGGCAAAACATCGACACGCTCATCAAAGTCCTGCGCCATAACGACTTGTTGCCCGCCTTGTGTCACATAGGGGTATTCTGCAGGTAAAAATTTAGCGTATGTTCGTGCAAGAAGTTTAAATTCTTTTTTCTGAGCAAAATGTAAGCGTTTGTGTATAGCCGACATTACTTTAGTGCCTCTTTCCAACATAGCAATGGTCGTACCTACCGGTAGTTGTTGAGACCCTATGTCTCCAACCTGCATGTCAGCAATTGAAGCAAACCGTCTTCCGGAATCAACTAAAATACCTAACAGTTGAGATAAAACTGCCGAAGGTTCTTTGTAAGGCAACGGCAATAAAGATTCTTTAATCGTGGCCCCAGCTACATCAACATCTCTGAACTCTCCGGGCTGCAGTGGTTCGTCTTCTCCCTGTATTCTCATACCTCTTGCTTTAAAGCCAGCAGGTAAATTGGCCAAGGTCCCTGCATCAATTAACTGTCTCAATATAGACGTAACCGATTTAGTTAAACCACCAATCATATGAATTAGACCAAAACCATAGAACCCTAAACCAGGAAGAAACTTATATTGAACAAAATAATCTACTTTTTTATAAAGTTGATCCCCCTCTTCCCAATTACGACGAATAGCCAGTATTTGGTTCATGTCTTCACAAATCGTTACAATATAGGGACAAGCAAAACCATGGTCTTCAATTTCAGTAAGCCTTAAATCAACGTGCATTTCTAAAATCGTATAAAGCTCATTGTTCTCAGCGTAAGACGGATTAATGCCTTCGAGTTCTTCCATTTTCTCCTGGACTTCATTTGTTTCAATAAGCCCTGGGTCCATTAGATCCACTTGTGAATAAGTGCCGTTAAGCTGCATTTTCAATAAATCATTTTTAGTCATGGTCATTACATGTGTAACACGCGGGGACGTGGACAAATCTGTTGTCGAATAACTCACCACTAAATCTTCTGCTTTGACAAATTCACTTACTGCACGGTCCAGCATCATGTCAAAATATATTTTCTTAAACGCACTGCCTGATAAAGGTAGATAAAACAACATGGAATCCATCTCTGGATCATATTCTTCCATGACATGGGTTATCTGATAATTCATAAACTCTTTAACACGAGTTGATTGAGACACTATGTCTGGATTATGTTCCCCCACTACTTGGACTTGAACCGGACCACTTGGAGGAAGAAGTTCTTTATAGGCTTGAGATTGAAATTGAGTAACGGCTTCTGCTAAAAGCGGGTGATTAACGCCACTTGAGCCTTGAAAGGGCTGTGTTCGCTCTTCTTGTTTTATGCCTAAAAGATCAAGACCCTTTCTAAACGACTCATACCAGTCTTGCCTGGATTCTTTGTCTTCAGAGTAAAGTGCCGTGAGTTCGCTACCTAAAATACTTAAAACATCGGCTTCTAAAAAATCAGCTAAATTTTCATTAAATTGAGGGCCTTGTTCTACCGGCATTTCCTCCGGCATCATCTCTCCCTCTTCGCCTAAGAGTTCAAGTTCTATTTCCATCGGACCGTTGAACTCGTCCATAGGTATGGGACTTTCCATTGGCTGAACTTGTTTATCAATCGCCATAAATGATTTCTCTAAATAGAATTAACACAATAGTATACTATTCTTACCAGTTTTGGAAACTATCGAAATTCTCACGAAACACCTTATCTACTATTTCACCGTGGCCTTCTTCTGTGAAATAATGCAGCATTTCTTGAATGCCTGGATGCGATACATCGTTATAAAGTTCCATCCAACCAATAATATAGTTTCTTATTTTATCTTCGATAACAACTTTAAACGGCGGCCCTGCCGGTCGTCCAAAACGATGGTTCCACTTTAAGAACGGCAAGCAAATGTTTCGACCACCAAATTTTCTAAACTTTTCTTGTAAATACCACTCTTCACCACCAAACCCTCTAAAATTAGGATTAAACCCCACCCAATATTCTTTTTTACAAGAAAACAGACCACAGCCCTGCATCGGTATCTCAAAAGGATCGCTTCTTTCTAAAAGCTCCTGGTCCGTGTCCCATGTTCCGTACATCATGCCTCTCCAACGCGGCTTAAAGTGTGTTGAAAAATCGGTTAAATTATCGTGCATCATGGGGCCCTGGATTAAATCTCTGCTGTTGGGAAACAACTCATAATAAGAAATCAGTTTTTTTAGAGCTCCTGGTGGTAAAAGCACATGACAATCCATACATAACACAAACTCGCCTTCTGCTTCTACAAAAACCCGCTCTTTAACAAAGTTACTTTTGTATTGTTTAAATGTTGTATAACGACCATTAGGAACAGAGTTTTCCATAAACTTCTTAACTGCTTTTCCACTTGGGCTATCGGGGTTATTATCCACCACCAAAATTTCAACTTGATCCATAACTTCAGGGTGATACATTTTAAGGGCTTGAACAGAGAAAAACACACCGTCAAAATCATCGTAGGTAGCCATACCCACAGTCAGCTTCTTCATTTTTTATTAAACTCCTAGTAATAAGTCATATTTTTATGGCGATTTCCTTCAAAATAATCTTCATAATCAGAGGGAAGTCGAACAAAACCGCCTTGTCGAAAGCGTAAAACAGCTTGCGACATGGAATCCACCAAGTCATCATGGTCTCCGTTTGGAAAAGAAGCACATTCTTCAACCACTTCGGTTGCCCAATGTTCGTCAGGCTTCCAAACCATTCCTGACTCAAATAAAGGAGTGCAAGCATTCACCCGGGCTATTTTGTCCGCGCCTTTGCTTGGTGTAAAGTTTTGCACAGGAACGCCGATTTGCCGGAGCTCCTGCGTTAAAGGGGTGCCGCTTCCTTTTGACTCAATAATCACGGTGTCGGGCTCCCAATATTCGTAAAGTTCTAGGGCTTTTCTTTTTAGTTCTGGAAACTCTAGTCGTTGTTTTACTGAATCTAATAAAATTAGATGAGCAACATCTCCTGAGTATATATTATCGTTTATTCGGCCATGCGGATAGAACACGCCCCAGGTAGTGATAGCAGAATAGTCAGATGTTTCTGACTTTAAAAACGCCGTATCATAGCTTTGTATCGTGTATTCACATTCCGGTGGTGTTTTATCAGGCCAATCCATCCACCACTCTCGTTTAATCAAAGCTCCTTCTTCAGAAGTCGGAGACTGCATATACTGGGCAAACCATTTTGGTCCATTGCCCAGAGCTGCTTTAATGCCTTCCAATTCCTCAACTTTCCAATATTCTGGCCAAACGGCATCACCACTCGGCAGTATCGCAGGCAATTCTATCACTTCCCACTGATCACTTTGAGAACTTCGAGACATGTCCTTAACCAGTCTTCCGGTTAAATCTTTAACGCTCCACCGCGTCATAACCACTACAATTGCACCTCCAGGCTGTAACCGTTGCCGTGGTCCAGAGGTGTACCATTCGTAAGCATCGTCTAATGCAGATTTCGACATCGCATCTTGCTCCGAGTGCGGATCATCAATAATAAACAGATCGGCACCCCGTCCAGCGATCGCGCCTCCTGTACCTACCGCGTAATATTCCCCGCGTACTGTGGGTTGATTTTCTGCCATGGTTTCCCATTTTCCTGCCGCTTTTGAGTCCGGGTTAAGCCTGGTGTTGGGGAAAATACGTTTGTATATATCAGATTGTATTAAATCCCTGACCTTACGACCGAACCGTACGGCAAGATCGGATGTATGTGTTGCTTGGATAATCTTAAGTGCTGGGTTGCGACCAATCAAATAAGCAGGAAGTAAGAAACTCGCAAACTCACTTTTTGTGTGTCTTGGTGGCATATTGATAATGAGCCGTTTTAATTTGCCTGTGGCTATACGGTCAAAGGACTCTGCCACAATCTTATGATGATGTCCTTGTATGAACGAAGGCCATTGGGATTTTACAAACGATAAAAAATCATTCTGGGCCTCATCGACCTCAGTAATCTCTTTATACCGCTCACTTAACTCAAAAAACTCTTTGAGGGTTTCTTCAGGTAGTTCCGTTAATTTTTGTTTCATCTTTTAGTTTTAAGTCAATGATTTTAGTATCGGGCAAAACCCCTCCTGTTTGCTTATACATATCATTGAGGCGCTCAATAATCTCTTCTTTGCTCATGCTCTCTATCTTATTGATCGTTAGTTCTGATTTAGTGACATAGAGCCCTGCCGCTTTGCCTCTAGCTACTTCGGCTGCAACGGCTGCAGAAAAAGAGCCTTTGGAAAGGGCTTTGTCTCGAATCTCCATCAAATCAAGTAAGTGTGTAGACAAACTGAGCATCACCCGATTGGCTGCTCCTTTTTGTAAGAATGTAATTCTTTCTTGTACTTTATGGTTTTTGTCTGAAGTTAAAGAAGACGCTGTATTAGAAGCGGTTTTGGGAGAATATCCGGCTTTTAGTGCGGCTTTGGTCTTAGTCATACCCAACGCGATGTTTTGAGCAAAGATTTCTTGCCTGGAGGTTAAATCCTCTTGTTTCTTATTAGCCATTAGATAATGTACTTCTTGTCTGAGTATAGGGGATTGGTGACAGGGCCGCCGCGATTAAAGGGTGGTAGTCCATCCTCTTCAACGTCTACAAAGACGTCTTCTGCCTCGTAATAAACGCTACTAACTTCATCATCAGCCATCCCTTCCGGGGTATAACCCTTTGATTTAAGTGTTTCACTAACTTCGTCTTGGTACTCAACCATCCTGTTGTACTCAGCAACCTCGTCTGCCTGGCTTGGTATTAAATCATCGTTTCTAAGCCACTTATTTATGAGTTCCTCGGGAGTAAGACCTGGTGTATCAACGTCTAAGCGTACTCGTGTTGCTTCGTCTAGTTGTGCAGCCCAAGTTGGGTCTGCTTCAGAAAACAGCTCTATTATTTCATCGTAATCCATTATGCCTGGTTGGCCCTGTTTGCTTACTGTCCCTTTCTTCTGAAACACCCAAGGGGCCACCTTTTCAACCTCTCTCGCGCTTGTTGAATACTTATGTGGTTTCTTTTTTATCCGAATCGAACCAACACCATCCATTAAGTCGTCTTTCGCATAAAAATCAGGGTCTATGCGCCCAGAAATAAGTTGTCTTGCCGTAATCCTCTTGTTTGTTAAACCAATGGGTTTTTTCGGTGGTTGTAACGACCCTGGAAGTTTGGCTCCGGGTTCTGCTTTTCTATATTTTACGGGGTCAAAAACCTCAACAGATTCGGGACCATACACAATACCCCTGATCCCTGCCTCGTTGAGATAAGCGCCTGCACCAAGTTTCTCTGTAGACAGTTTAGGTTTTAAAAACTCCAAACCATACTGTGCTAAATCATCATTTAACATTACCTCCTCAAAGTTTCCATAAACGTCTTCGCCGGTGAGCCCATCAGCAGCAGCTTTGTTAAAAGAATCTTCACCAATTAAATTTTTAATTTTTTCTTGTACTCCCGGTTGTTGTTCCGTTAATGGCTTCTGCCACTCCAATAATTCATCGGCTTTGGCTCCTAATTGGTCTGCTTTGGCAAAAACGTCTGGTCTTCGTGGTGTAGATATTTCAAACGCAACATTCTTCGCTTTACGTTCTTCAGCCGCTTGTGATACTGTTATGCCCCGCTTCCTCGCAGCCGCTCTGTCCATGAGCTCGTCTATGCGGCCAATATCTTGCTTTGCATTCTCTGCCCACATCCTATCTATATCTTCTCTAGTCATTTTTGCACGATCACCTTTAATGCTCATTTCTGTATCGAGAAGAGGCTTTTCTGTAAACGGTATAAAATCGAAGTTTTCATCAATAATCCCTGTTTCATCAGGTAGGACAGAAGCATGTCTTTCAGATTCCAAATTTTTACGAATTTTGGAAACCGTTTCTTCTCTTGATTTTGATCGGGCCGGCTTCCCTAATTGAAGTGTTTCGTCGGTCAAAGCAAAATCTATTAAGCCAGTTTTAGCCTGGTCCAAGTCACGGTAAATAAAAGACTTAGGGTCCAGTGCTAAATGGGTACCCCCAGAAGGGGTCGTAATACTAGGAGCCATTATAATCTTACCGTCTCTCGTTTCGACATACTTTGCTTCTATCGTGGTATTGTGTGATTTTGGTAATTTTATTCGTAAAACATCTGCATTTGGAACACCGCCGGCTTCATTTACAAAGTATCTAGGAAGGATCCTTCTTGCCATGTCCGCTTGTTCTTGGGTTTTGGCTGCTTTGCCCATACCGCTTATCACTTTCATCCCGGCACCCAATGCCAAAGCTGGAGGGTAAACAGCTCCAGCGCCTATAGCAAGATCACCTGTAAGCCCCAAACCTTGGTAAAATGCGTCTAAATAGCGTTTTTCTCGGATATTTTCAGCAAAACTGGGCATTGTTTCACCTGTGAAGCCCTCGTCTGTGGGTGGTTTAGGATAAAGTCCTGAGTAATCGGTGATCCCAGAGCTTGGGGCGATCAAACCTCCCATCCAGGCTGCCATTGGCAGCATAGAAGAAAGCCCGCCCGGGACCATAGCTTTTGCCCTCGTTTGCCTTTCCTGCTCCGCGAGACGTTGTTCGTAGGTTTCTATGGGTCTAAGCGGCATTAGATCAGGTACCTTTTGTCTGAATATAGAGGTTGAGTAACGGGGCCGCCGAGGTTTTTAGTTTCAGGGAATCTAAGCATATAGTTCTCGAATATTTTCTCTGTAGCTCGATCATAAGTCGCTTCATCGGGAAGGGCTCGATAATGATAGTTCATATATAAATCTTTTTGAGCATCTGGGTCAAAATCCGTGCCGATACGGTGAAATAGCTCATCTGAACCGATTACTGGACTTCTTTTTTTATTAACCGGTGCTCCAAACGCATGGGCCAGGAACATTAGACCAGCTTGATCCTCATCCCAATCCAAGGGGTTTTCAGAGATATGATCTACATAGTCTCTGTTTTTATGTGCCACATTACTCGCGTCGTGCCCAGCTCTATTTCTAGCTGTTGGAACGGTGCTTCCTAAAAATTGATAGAGTCCTGCTGCTCCACTGTCGGGATTTACCTGAGAATTATCGTTACTGGATTCAATTTCTCTTACGACATTCATATAATCTAAAATATTGTTTGTAAAAGCCTCTCGATCTGTTATTTCTAAACCACTTTCAACCATACGGTCTATTTGAGCGTCTATATACGCCATAGTTTGTTCCATTACTTTTCCTCTTCCTCCTCGTCCATTTCCTTGTAATAACCCACAATATGTAGTATTTGCTCTATATATCGGGTAATTTCGCCCATGGTCATCGATAAATTCTCATAACCTTGGGAAGTTAGTCCATAATACGCGACTCTTGGCTCTTCTCCAGCTTCAATTGCGATTAAATATTCCTGCATCACATCAGGAGAGAGTATTCTCCACTCAATCGCAGCCGATTCAATGGGTTCTGGGAGTGGCGGATGGTAGATTGGCGCTCTTTTTGCCACACTGACCACTTCCACGGGCTTGACTTGTGGTTGTGGACTGGTTCTATCTCCGAACAAAGAGAACGAAGAGCAACCGTTAATTAGTAGTAGTGGTATTATCAGTAGCTTTTTCATCAAATTGGTCCGGATTGGTTATTGTGGTTAGGTTGACCATTACTCTTGCCGAAGCCTTATTAACTTTACCTTGTAATAATCCAGGTTTAGCGAGGGCCATGCCTTCAAGATTATGTTTAGCAAACTTATTTCTTAGGTTCGTTACTTGCGCTTGGCTTGCAGAGTATTGAGTGTTCAAGTTTTGAATCTGAGCTTGAGTCTTTTTAGCCGATTCAAGGGCTTTTACGATCTGTTCGTTTTGCTCTTGAACAGTTCTTTCAAGCACCGCTTGATTATTAATGGCGGTTTGTAGTTCAACTTTTGCTGTGTCTAATTTAGCGAACATAATCGCATTAATAGACGCTGATACAAAGAAAGCTACCCCTAGAGCTATAGCCAGCTTCATTTATCTTTTTTTATTTTGACGTTTACAGTTGTGTAAGCCTCATTAATATTAGGTGTTGACTTATCGTCTGCTACATACCTTCCCTTTTTGGTACGATTTCTCACTACTTTCTCCTCATATCCAAGGAATGTTTCTTTAAACCACTTACTTAAACCAATAGCCATAATTTACTCCTGTATTTTAAAAAATTTCGCAAAAAAATTTTTACATGTCAAAGTCCTTTTTACACTAAAAAAACACATATTACAAAAAGTAAATAAGTTTAGGTCCATGAGTCTCAAAAACTCAGCACAGGGTCAACGCTATACAATCCATGAATAAAGGGGGGTGCCCCATGCAATAAAGGGCCTATATGCACGATCCACGGTCCATGATCCACGCAGCTGCAGCGCTGCAGCTACGGCCACGGTCTAGCGCCCACGATCTAACCCTTGGACCACTGGTGCATGATCCACGGACCACGGTTCACGGTCCATGATTAGCCGTTAAATATTCACGGGTTATGGTGCACTGGTATATATTTTATGTGTGAGGCTAACCAAGGGCCTTTTTTAAGTTAATTAATAAAGTAAATAACCCAATATACCCAGAAGGATGAAAAGGGCTTTAAACAAGGAATAACGCGCTAAAATAACAATAAACGGGAGCTCCCGTTAAACTGTACAGTTTTTATACAAATTCTCGATCCAGTTTTTAATTTCTGGATGGGAGCTTGCACCCCGATCTGTGATATCTGGACATGAGCTTGCCGCCCGATCCAGACGGTAACACAGATCAAAATATAGAAAATGGCAGGCTACAGCCCAATAAACATTGAACAACAACTAAAAACAACGAGGCCAGGGCAAATTAAAACGGCAGCTAACAAAAATGTATTGGCTAAAACCAGCCAATACCCTGCCAATACATCAGCCAATTGCTCAGAAAACCATAACTGTTATACCTTTCAAAAAAAGATATTGGCTTATTGGCTGAAACAGAGATTTTTTTAAAAAAAAGTTTTATTTATTCACTACAGAACACTATCAGCCAATACATTTAAGCTGGACCGCCCGTGAACCGTGTACCGTGGTCCAATTGCCTGACCTATTGCCTAAGTACCAAATCAATAACTAATGGCTTAAACAGGCAATAAAAAGGCCACGGGATCCCGTGGCCTTTAAGCTGGGTTATTAGTGCTTAGTTAAGATTTTCCAGAATAATATCACCCGTACTAATGCGTTTAGTGGTGCTATTAGTATTATTCACAGCCCAAGGCGTGAACCGATCCATAAAGGCGTTCCGGTGCTTGGCCGTGGTTTTGGAATAATCCCAAGTCTTAGCATCTAAACAAAGACTATGGAACCCATGCGGTCTATGCAGAGCCAAAGCAATAATGGAATCATAAGACTGTAACCAATAAGCAATCATTGACGGCCCGCCGTCTGGATCCCGCCCTAGGTTTTCCCTGATTAGCAAATGATTATTACCTGATCCAAATTTTTTGATCTTAATGTTTTTCATGATAGAACCCTCCCTTGATCATCAACCAACTTAAAAGAACCAACGGTGTTCCCGTTAATATCTTGAAGGTTTTTATTCTTCATAATTTCAATTGCCTCATACATTCGACCAGAACCAAAGTAAGCATGGCTATCAATCATATTGCCAACATCTGATAAAATGCGCTGGGCTTCTTTTAGATCCCGTTCTTCTTCTGATATCCAGAACGCATCATTATCAAGATCTATTTCTATTAGTATTTTCATGTTGTTATTCCTTTCTAAGTTATATTGAGTTTTTAAAATAGCAAAAAACCCCGCGTTATGCAAAAAGGCCCTAGGCAATGAATACCTAGGGCCTTAATCAAAAGACTTTTTAAACCTTATTTTTCATAGTCCAAAGGATTAACCCCGTAAGGTTCAATTTCATCAGCATTATTGTAATTAGTTAAATAGTCGTCTTCTACTTCTTCAAGTCCATAACCCAACATATCAACGGCCCAGTCTGGAAGCTGTGAAATTTTTTCCTTTTCAGCTTTAAGCGGCATGATCATTACAATGAATTTATAATCTACATTATAAAATGTAACGGCCTTTTCTGGTGTTGGGCCGGGGACCACGGTAAACCCGTCAAGTTTTTTAGGCATTGTTTTACTTTTTGGAATCAATCCCTTTAAGTCTTTTAAGTAAGTGGACGATATTGAGAAACTACCGGTAAAGTCTTTATTACTCATTTCAGGTACCAAGTGGTTTAGACCGTTAAAAAGGCCGTTAGTGTCTGGGAAGTTCCCGTCAATAGCTTTCAGTGTGAACCGTTGGCCCGTGGTTTTATTAAAAGTGTTTAACCACCCGTCCTTATCGTGCATTACAACTAAAGGTTCACGGTCAAATAATTTAGGGGCCTTTTTAGCCTCTCTAAAAAAATCTTTACCATCACCTTCAGTGGTTGAGATTATAATTTCATCCTCTACGAACCCTTCCGGATCAAAATAAAAAACGCACCGGTGACCGTCAGTTGCAATAATGGCAACCCCGCCGGTATCAATAGGTTTTATACAAACGCCTTTTAGATAAAATCGGACATCGTTCTTAGCCGAACAGGTGCTGGCTAGTCCTAATAAGTGGATATTTATGTTTTCATTGTACATTACAAATTCTCCTTTCTAAGTTATAAATGAGTCTTTAAAATAGCAAAAACCCTTGGAACTGTCAAAAACCACTTAATCATTTAATAAACCGTCTTAAGAAAGGAATAAAGATTAACGGTATTAAACAGCCAATAACAATCCCAAGGGCCATATTGTGCATTGTAGGGTCTAAAAGGCTACCCATTAGGTCAGATATTGTATTTCCAACACCACCGCCCCAAACAGCACCCATGGCACCGTTACCTTTTTTGAAAAATCTTTCAATTTCTAGTCCGGTAACGGCCCCACCAATAAGAACCCCATTATCAACCAACCCAAACACTAAACCTTCAAGCATCATGCACCCCGCCTTTCGGCTAATGCTTGCTCAATTCCTTCTTCTGGATTGTAGGCAGTTATTTGGTCTATTTCACTCAGTTTGTCTTCATAGAAGTAAACAACACACACCACCCCTTTTGTGGCACAGTCTCTAATTCTGTAATCTATTTCATCAAACTCATTGAATGAGCCGAGCATAATAGCAACATCACCTTGATCTATTTTATCACTCATTTGGACACCTCCTCAAAATACCAAGAGTCTTTACCCTCATTCTTTAAATCACACTCTCTACAGGTATGTTGGTATCTAGCGTTCATGTCTTCATTTTCTCTGTCCTCATGGACAATTCCAATGTCGTGAAAATGAGTAGCATATCCCCAACCCGCGCTTTCTGATTCTTCAGCAAAACCATCAAACTTTAGTTCTTTATCACAGTCATCACAAAAGTATTTAATGCTCATTACCCACCTCCACCGCTTGTTCTATCTCTACTGGTGTTGGGTTGGTTAATACTTCTATTTCTCTACGGTCCTCTAACCATTCATTAACCACTTCTTCCCCTACAATGTAGGCATACATATTGACCACTTTCTCAGAGTCGCCAAGGTCTATTGTACGCTCCCCAAAGTGCATATCCTCATATTCTTGGATTGTTGTAAGCACATCAAAAACATTGGACGCACTACCCAGCCATTGTTCTGCTCGATAATAACCAATGATGTAATAATTCTCATTAAAGGCATAGTGGTGGATCTCGTCAATGTGTTCTTGTACCCACTCAGGCCCTTGTTCTTCTAGGAAATCCTCAAAGTGTTGTTTGATTTCTTTTTTCTTATACATTTTCCTTTCTCCTTTCTAAATAAAGTAAATGAGTTGCTAGATTAGCTTAAAGCCACTAAAAAGACAATTTTTTCTTGTACCTAAAGTTGACACTCCTCCCTTTCCACGGTCTAGGAAAGTGTCTTTTTAGCCATAAGTTATATGACAACAGGTCGTTATCAATAGCGGGGGGCGTTGTTTCTTCAAACTGTTCTGCTTTTTTTAAGACTTCAAGAGGACAACGGGCCATTATTTTCCTCAAGTTCTTTTGCGTGTAGTCTTAGAGCGACTTCTACATTAATCATTTGGTCCAAGATGTGTTTTGGAATAATAGGTTTAAGGTCCAAGATAAAAGAAGTATAAACCGCTAAAACAGATTCAATCTTTTCAAAGTCCTCTGTTTCTGGCTCGTGGTCCTTGATCCAATCTTCTTTTTTTCTCCAAACCCTGTCTTTGTATTGTTTATCAAAAACTTCTTTAGCTTCCTTATTTGAGTAATTCATCAAACCTTCTTCCTGTCGTTCATCATTGTTCATTAGTCGCCAACGAGTATAATTAGCCGCATAGCTTTGTTTTGCATCATAAACAAAGGTTTCCATTAGTGTAGTGTTTCTCCATTATTCCTGTATTGAGCCTCTAAAAACTTGTCCACTTCTTCCGTGTTATAGGCTTTAAGTCTTTGTGACATTTGCCAAAATAAAATCTCTAGTTTTTCATAGCGGCCTTGAATCACGTCAAGTTCTTCAATTACTTTTTGTAGTTCTTCCACAAGATCATCTTGAAAGACTGCTTTTATTCTTAATTTAGTCATAAGGCTAAAAAAGGATTGCCATTAAACACAGGATAAAACCTAGCCCGCGACTGACAACCATCCATATAAGTTTAATCATCTTTAGTCTATCACGATTTATAATAGACCAAAGGAAATACCTTCTTCTCTTAAATACTTATCGACAGCCCAACCAATCGCTATGTTATAGGTTTGAGGGTGTTTGGCTTTGCCCAGGCGCACCATAACTTCTTCATAGAAAAGGTCTCGGTTTTGTGTTGTTATGGTTTCTGGGTTAATGTCGTAAAGGGCCTGTTCAGCGTCAACCATCTCGTTCTTTAGTTGTCCCATACTATCCCCTTAAACTCTGCAATACTTTTCTGCATACGTTTGATTATTTGTTTGTTCTTTTTGTTTTGACGTTCAAAGGCTGCTGCCCTTCTTTCCCAATATTTCTTCATGCTCACTGAAAACTCTCCTCATAAACTTCCTCTGCAATCTTTACTTTAATATCATCTCGGTCATCATCTGCATCAAGACCGTGTTCTTTTGAAATCTGGTCTATCTTCTCGTCCAATAAACCCTTCTCGTCTGCTGAGTCTAGGTCCTGGTAGATCAGTTCCATAACATAATCAACGTAATTATTACTCATATCAATACCCGCTTTTATTATTAATGTTAAAAACAAACGAGGCTCTTTCATCAAAAGAAAGGTGTCTTTTTACATACTCAGAATTTTCACGATCAACAACAGGATGCCCGTATTGATTTTTGACCACCTTCCCGTTCTTGTGTTTTTTGTAAACAGGTTCCAGTTCACGATATTCCACCTCCACGATACCTTCCGCTAACACACAATTCTCGGAGTAAATATCCAAGTCTAAATCCATGTTGTAGTTTTCTTTTATATACAATTCAATGGCTTCTACGACTTCATAATAATGTATTTCAACTTCTATGCTCATTACTTCCCCCTTTCCATATTATAAATAATTGTTGGTTTGAAAACGGAGTTATAAAACTCTTTCAACACCTCTTTAAAGGGTAGTTTCGGGTTGTGCCCATGAATTAAAGTGAAGCCTCTGGTTTCTTCTTTGTTTTCAAGATAGGGCCCTTCTTCTTCCACTAACCTGTATCTAATTTCAGTTTTACTCATCCTTCCCCTCCATCCATCCAATCACACCTTCTGTGAACGAAAACTCGGTGTTAATTTGAATTAGGGTCCCGTTCAAACAAACAGGGATTTCTTGGTCCAGGGCCGCACTTCGCATGATGCCTTTAGGGTACATCCCCACAAACACTTCAGTTGGTCTATTGTGGAATATAGTTCTGAGTAGCCCTACAATCTGTTCATTGTTTAACTGATTGACCAAATCGTGCATTTCTATAGGTTCTCCGTCTAAAATTATTTCACTCATTGTTTCCTCCTTTAACCCTTTGTACAGGGTCTTTCTTGATTTTGATTATTGTCTGGTTGATCCAGTCGTAAAGATTTAAGATGATGTCTAGTAATTTAGTCATGTCCACCACTCCGGTTTTTTTCTGCCTTTTTCCCATTTCGCATAGGTTTTTTCGTTGATACAGTAGTTTCTGTACGCTTTGACTGGATCTTTGTCCTTGTATTCGTCAGGCATGGCCTGTGCTATGGGTGTCATAACAGGATTAGGAGCTATATTTTCTGGATGAGGCTGTAATGCCTCTCTAAGTTTTGTAATGCTTGCGTGTTCTCTTCCATATCTATAAGCGTACTCTTTACCAAGAGCCAAGAAATGTTTATACAACCACGCATAGTTAATAACACCGGCTCTGGCCCATATCGTGCAGGGATGGTTCCAGTAAGCGCGTTTGTAAAGTCCGTTGGCATCTGCATACTCATCACCGTCTAATTCTCTGTGTGCGGTGCTTAACATCTGGGCTGTTTCAAGCGGCATCTTGACCAACAGCTTATCAGGCTGTGCCTGGGCCGATTGAATCGGACTTTCATCAAAGTAAAATATGTTCATTCAGACACCCCCGTGATTCTTTCAATCGTTGTAGTGAACAATTCATCAACAGCTTTTTGATTCTTCTGGTTGATCTCGGTTACTTCTTCCGGTGTGAATTTTGGTCGTTCTTCGATAAAACCTTGAATGATGAACTGAAGAAGGGTTAATTCCGCCCTGCTCAGATTATTCAACTGAGATAGAATGTTCTGCAACTCAGGGTTTTGGAATATAGGTTTTGGTTCACTCATAATTCCTCTCCATGTCTTCGATACTAACCTTGTACCGTGTACCGTAAACATCGATAACTTTTATTGTTTTTGTTAAAGGGCCCACAGCATAGTTTGATTCTTCTGCACTGACATAGCCTACTTTTTTAATGATGGGTTCTTGGACCAATGTGGGTTCAACAATACAGTCTTTCAAGGTCTTCTGTATCTCCCGGGCAATATATTCGCAAAACACTCCTGGCAACATATCTTTCTCCATTTTATTTCTAAGTTATGTAATAACAATATAGGAAATAACCCCCAAAGTAAAGGACTTTAATACCCATCAAAGAACAGTGTTTGTTGCAAGAGCTCCCAGTCATAAGGCAGTTTTAACTTGAGCCGTGGTTCGTGTTTAAGGCCCAAGTCCAAGACTTCTCTGGCCTCTTCCCCTAGGAATAAATACATGGTTTTCTTATCGGTACCCACCAGGATAAAGGTTCTGACTCCGGCACGAGAAAATTTAATCAACCAACCGACTTGTTCCGGGCTCAAAGCCACTTTGTTGCCCCTGGCGATCTTTAACTCAACCCAGCAACAATGACCCTCAAGCACACCAAAAACATCAGCGATCCCTCGGCCCGTGCCTCCGGTTTCAATGCGTTGCCAAAGAGGTTTTTTTAAGTTTCGTTTAAGGTTTTGCCAAAGACCGTATTCTTTCATGCTTTCTTTTAATCGTTTTTACTCCGTGTTCTTCAGAAAGCCAATCCCTCATTTCTTCGTGTATTTCTTCTTCCGTGAGTCCGGAGGCGATAAAGGAGTCTTTTTTGTCTTTAAAGGCTTGGTACCCTTCGTAATAGTTGCCTTCACCCACCTGGCAACGCCTGATGATCTGCCAAACCCTTTGTTTGGTCAAAGCGTATCGAGTGGCTATTGATTCCATGGTGGTGTCTTCATTTAAGTATTCTTCATAAATACTTAAATTTCTATTCTTATAAAACGCGGCCTTTGATTCACTGATCCCCTTCATTTAAAACCTCTTTATAATCTTTTGTTGCTTTCCCCCAGGTAGTACCGATCTCTGCATCCACAACATTAGGCACTTTTAAAGTAACACAATTCTCCATGATTTCCTTAATGTGCTCTATTTCTTTTCTTGTTGAAACACCAATATCCAATTCATCGTGAACTTGAACATACGGCACATAGCCTTCTTTCCAAAGGTTCAACATCGCTTGTTTGGTCATGTCAGCAGCAGAACCCTGGATCAAACGATTCAAGGCTTTATAGGTATAGGCCCTGACCAAATCTTCTTTACCCCATTTTTCTACAGCTTGTTCGTAAGAAAGTGGAATACTGTTCTCGTTTCGAGCCTCGTACATATTAAATCGACATTTGCGTCCCAACAAAGTAGTGATAAAGCCTTTATTAGAGGCCCTACGCATACAAGAATTGGATAAGCCTCTAATAAAAGGGACTTTTCTATGGTACTGGGCAAACAAGGCCTCGGCTTCTGGTCCGGGAATGTCTAAGGCTTGGGTCAATTTCTGTTTTCCCATGCCGTAAGACAACCCTAGATTGATTGTTTTTGCCTTTTTACGATCAATTCCGGCCATGTCTGCAACAATCTGATGAAAGTCTGCATCTTGGCCCTGGTAGGCTTCAACCGCTTCTTCTGCACCGAGTTGTTTAGTCAATGCGGCATAATGCACCGTGATCCGTGGTTCTTGTTGCGAGTAATCAAACGCGCCCCAATACTCTTGGCCGTCCGGGATAAATAAATCTCGGACCAATCGACCCAATTCTGGGTCCCGTGCCGGGACTTGTTGCAGGTTTGGACTGCTGTAACTGAACCGACCACTAACCGTCCCCCCACCATCAGAACGCAATGGGTTAATTTGACCGTGAATCTTGCCGTTTCGCATATGACCAAAGACCATTTTCTCAATAAATGTGGTTCGCAGTTTATTGAGTCTTCTGGCTTTAACAATCGCTTGCGGTAAAGGATGAGAATGTCCTTCTAACCACTCTGCTGTGAAACTAGGCGCATTGGTTCTCTCGGTTCTAGGATAAGTTAAAGAGTTTTTTTCAAACACTTTAGCAATAGAGGCCGCCGCCCAAAGATCAATTTCATAGCCGTAGTCTTTCTTTATTTGTTTAACGGTTTGTTCTTCTTTTACTTTTAACTGCTCCATGGTCTTTTGTGCTTTATCCTGGTCTATTTTTATACCGCGCCAACGCATCTCGATCAACAACGGCAAAATACCGCTTTCCAAGGCATAAATCTTCGTTAAATTCTGTTTTTCAAGCACCGGTTTCATTTTATTCCACAGTTTAAGCGTTAGCACCGCGTCTTGTTCAGCATAAGGGCCCACATATTTTGACGGCAACTTCCACATCTCGGCTTTGGGATTAATTCCCCAGTCTCTAGCCGCCTGTTTTAATAATGTTTCGTCTTTTCTGTCGCCACAATACTCAAAACCTAAAGAATCCAGGGAGTATCGATGTCGATTTTCATTGATTAAAGGCGCGGCAATCATGGTGTCCTGGATCTTACCTTGAATTTCAATACCCTCGCGTTTAAGCCACCCCACGTCATAGAGAGAATTATGAAAGATCTTATCCGCCGGGCTACTCATTTGCCGCTTAACCCAAGCCAAAACAAAATCTTTATCGAGGTTTCCTCCGCCTTCGTGCTTAAAAGGCAAGTAGCCAGACCAGTCGTTCGTCGCAATCGACACACCCACAACTTCGCCATCGTTGGTTGCCCAACCAGGACCGAGCTGTAGTAAGTTAGGGTCCCTTGTTTCCAAGTCGACAGCTATTTCTGTTGCGTGTGTTAGGTCTGGCAACAAAGACGGAGGAGCCCAAGAGGACTCTGTTTCAATTAAAGGTATTTGTACTGGATCTCTCATTTCTTTCCTTTTTTTCGGGAAAGACGTGGGCTAGTATAGTCCGCAAGTATTGTTATTTCTTCTTTAGAAACAAGAGGTGTATCACTAGCCTTCTTTTTCTTTGCTGGGCCTTTTTTGACAACACGTTTACTTGATGGAACTTTCTTTAAAGAAATACCTTTTGTGATTTCTTCAGGAAGCACTTGTTTTTCGTTAGGTTTCCATTTATCTAAATTAAGGGGCTCTAAGGGTACTTGGGGCTTCCATTTTTTCAAATAAAGCGTGGTTCTCCACCAGCGTTTTGCAATGATATAAAGTTTACGAATCATGTTATTCTCCTGTTGTATTAAATGTGCATAAAACCTCGATACGACTTAACTCCCTGTTTGGTTCTGAATATGTTGTTAAAACTTCTATCCGATCAATGTTTTTTTTGTTTTCTTTGATTGTTTTTTCTAAGCCTTTAACTATTTCTTTAATCGTAGTTGGTTTCATTTGACGCTCCTGTTGTGTTAATAAAGTCTTCAATCAAAAGTAAATAGCAACGCAGGTCTTTTATATCGTCTGCAATTCCTTCCGGTCTTCTGTCTCTTTCCATTGCCAGAAACACGTTCCAGCCGTGTTTTTTTACTTGGTTTTCAATTCGGTCCCATTTCCTGGCCAACATCATAAAAGCACCCACTCCTCCTCTTTTCTTCCAGGAGTCTCCATAAGATTGTTCTGCTTTAAGTAGCCCCTCAACATCGCCGTTTGCTATTTGAAGAAGGGTTTCTCTACTAAGACCTTTCATAGAAATTATCCTTACATATTTTAGTAAAAGAACAGAACCGACAAGATGTTTCAGAAGGACGGGTCTCAAACTTTTCGTCAGTGGTCATGGCAAGCCCTCTTGCATGAAACTCCTTCTTTTGTTTTTCTGCATCATCCCTGGTGAATGAATATTTAGTGATTTTATGGTGGTCTAAATACCAAAGTTCTGTTTGTATGGTTTTAAGCTCCGGAAAACGCATGAACACGCAACAGGCATACAGAGCACATTGACCCTTGTACCCTTCATTATAGTCTTTGTAGCGTCCTGTTTTAAAATCAATAACTTTGGCGTGTGTTCCTTGCATAATGAGCGCATCGACAATGTATCGTCCCCAAGTGTCTTCGCTGTCCCAATCGGTCTTCTCCCAGCTAAGATTAAAGGCCCATTGTTCTTCGACACACACAGAACCCTCTTCATACTCAAGACGAAGTTGCTCGAAACCCTCATAGAATAAGTACAATTCAGAAGGCATTTCGGAAATTTCTCCTTTTATGTATTCTTCTGCTAGGCCGTGGATCCGGACACCGCGCTCTGCCGCCGGGTGCTGTTCCTCGGAAACTTTTTTAACGTAACGATAATAGGCCTTCTTAGGACAACTCTCGTAGGTACTTAATCGACTATGTGACCAACGGGGTATCATTTATTTCTTTTCTCCTTCGTTTTTTCTAGGTAAATAAACTAATACAAAAGCATCACATTTAAGACAAGATAAGTTTGTTACCATCATATAGTCTGTGTCTTCTTCATCTATATCGTGGTCCCCGTCCCAAGTTAATTCGTTATTACAGTGCCAACAGTTCATCAGTAAGCCACCTGGAAATATTTATTCGTCATGGGTTGTACAATGTGTAAGTTTTCTCTTGTTCTAGTAACGGCCACATAAAAGGTTCTGTTTTCTCCTTCCGGGTTTCTCCCCATCTCCACCCAAGCACTATTGGCAATATCAGTTAAGACCAACACATTGTCTGCCTCACCACCCTTTGCACCGTGAATCGTGCTCAATTTAACGCGGGGTTTGCTTATTTTCTCTTCTTTTCTCAAACAAGAGATCAAATATTCTCGTTCCTGGACACCAATTAAGTCAAACGCCTCGTGCCAAATACAATCCACCAGAAGGCCGTGTTCCTTTTTTAATGTTTCCATGTCGTAAAACAGATCTTCATCTGCTGTTTTTAAGTTTTTCTTACCTCGTGTAATGCCTTTTCCAGAAGAAATACAAGAATATACTCTTTTTACCTGTTTTAAAGACACTTTCTTGTCTTTTCTAAGGGCTTCCCAAGCAACTATAGCCTCTAAAAGCACTTTTCTAACCGAGTATCTCTCATTTCTCTGGTAAAAAACACCTGTGAGCTTCAAATATTCTTCTACGGCGTTCAACGAGTAGTTATTTCTTGCTAAAATCAGCCATTCGCCTTCGGAAAGGTCTACATGTTCATAAGAAGAATGAAACGTTAGTGTTCCTTCTTCTTTTCTGGGTAGCCACTTTTTCTTTCTTCTGTTTTTTGTGCGTGTAATGATTTGATTGGCGAGTTCATGTACTTTTTTAGGCACACGATAGGACCGTTCAAGCTGTATTTCAATTCCTTCAAGGTCTATAAACTGTTGCACATCGGCTCCGGCCCAGTTGTATATCGCCTGGTCATCATCTCCGGCAACAAAAACGCTCTCTGTGTTTTCTGCAATCTTTCTTACACACGCCCACTGCAAAGCAGAGAGGTCTTGGGCCTCATCAATAAACAACACATCAAGACTGGGTGCATTGTTTGATTCCAAAAAGTGTTGCAACATGTCGGTGTAGTCATTCAAAAAACGAGAGTCTTTATAGCTTTGATAAGAGCGACAGAACCAATCAAAATGTGTCCAGTTAAAATCGGAAAGCCCTTGAGACCATTCTTTTTTGTAAGAGATTTGTCTGTTTCTGGCAATGTTTTCAGAAAACAACATTTTATCCGCCTTTGTTAGAACGGTAGGGGTTCCTTCAATAGACCCCCAAGCCCCTGTCATTTTTTCTCCAATAATGGTGCCAAATTCTTTTAAGTCTTGTTTGCCTAAAACATCAGACTTCTTTAGGTTCAGTTGTCTATAACACAAAGAGTGTATGGTTCTGAAATAAGGCAAGTCTTCTGCATCAAACATAAACTTCTCCACGGCCCGATCCAAGGCTTCGGTTGCCGCTTTCTTGGTGAAAGCCAAATAAGCAATGCTTCGTGGGTCGGTGCCTTCTTCCAAGAATTTTTCTACTTTCTCCAAGAGAAAGGTTGTTTTTCCAGTGCCCGGTGGTCCTAAAACAATGTTCCACATCAAAAACCCTCCTGGTCCATGTCCGGTGTATCAAGATAGAGCTCCTCTTCGTATTCAAAAGCGTTTATTTTCCAGACATTGACCCCTCTCTTTTTAATGTTCCAAAAAGAGTGCTCCCCACCAAGGTCTCTTAGTTTAGAAGCAATTTGATTGGTGCCCATGTCCGTGAACCGGTGTTTTGTTAAATAGTCTTTGAGGTCTTTAAGCCTGAAATAAGTGTAATGTTCTTTAGTCCACGGTTTTCCTAAAAGAATCTCATCTCTAACTGTGGCTTGAGCCAGGTCCGTGCAAAAGGACTCCAAAAGCTCCATAAATTGTCCTTCAATGGAAACATCGGTGCTTACCTCTATAATCTCCATACCGTTTTCCATTAAGTGTTGGATCAGGTTTTGCCAATCCTTCTCATTCAATCTAGGCGGCATAAGGTTTAGTTGTTCCATGCAAACTCTTTGAAAGCGTAGCTGGTTCTGTAGTTGTTCTGTGTTTAATTCTATTCTTCGATCGCTGATCGATAAAAACCAAAGCGGCGGATCGGTATTAAGTTTTGCCAAACTTGAAAAGGTCGGTGTACCGTGGTCCTCGCCCACACCAAAACGGCAAGTGAGGCATTTGTTTCGGTTGCAGTAAGAACGGATCGGTTCGTCAGAGCATTTATAGTTGTAGTCTTTCTTCTGCAGTGTTTTTATAAGAGTAAGCACTTCTTGTGCTGGTAATGGTGGAACCACATATTTACGGTTGTAGTCTTCTATCTTCTTTTCCCATTCATCCGGTGTTGCTTTTTTTAGATAAACACCAACATTGAACAACCCGTTGTTCCTGGTGCCTTCTGGAAAGCCTTGTTTCAACAGTATCTTTAAGCACGGTGGCCCTTCTTCTAGGTCTTTTGTTTCAGGTGCTTTTATTTTTAAAAGTTGTTTATGCGTAATCTTCCTTTTATCGGTAAAGGCAAGAAAGTCTTCCATTGATAAATGTTTGCCCTTTGGATCAAAACCATATCTCGTAGAACCGTCTCCTCCAAAATAAGGCATATTTAACCAAGACCCTACGTCACTTCTTTCTACTAATATTTCTCTTTGTTTTGGATATATTTCTACCCCACCGTGACCCAGTGCGGCAGAGAGTTCCCTGAGTTTATCTTGCATATCCCCGGCAGGAACCAATTCTTTTGTAAACAAAAAAACATGAGCGCCACCGCTTTTACTGCGGCAAACAACCATGGGAAACTTCTGGTGCTCAACTAGATGCACAATGTGAGGAATGTCTAAAGGGTAAACGTCGATGTCGATACATCCCCAACACACTTTGTTCTTTTCTGTAATGGGGATTACCCCTAAACCATTGTTTCCTTTAATGTGTTCTTCCCAATGTTCTAGTTCTGCTCCACCGCTTCTAACTGTCTTTGCTTTGCCTTTTTGTTTTGCATCAATAGAGGTTTCTATTTGAAAAATTCCGTGTGCTCTGTTTGAGCCTTTGAACAGGGTAAAAAATCTAGTGAAGGTTTCTTGCATTCTTTTTCCTCGGGTGGAAGAACGAATCCTTCCACCCTCTAAATGGTTCTAAAAAGGAACGTCTTCTGGTTCCGTAAGCTGTGGTTCGTTTACGGTTGCTGCAAAGGCTTTTGCTTGATTATAAAGAGCAACTTCCTCAACTTCACTAAGCAAATCTATTTTCCAACCATACCAAGACCCCTTGTCGTTTTTCTCAGGGACCGTAGTCAACTGATAAAGGTGACTGTAAGAAGGGGGCGTGTAAGACATGCCGTCCTTTGTGGTCTTACGAATTGAAGTCATGTTGGCCAACCACCGTCTTGATTTTTTCAATTGTGTGGAAGACATTGCGATCATTACAGGCACCGCTTTACCGTCCTCAACAAGCAACACATAATGGTTTGCTGTTGTTTGGATATAGTTGCCGTTTGCTAATAGATCTAAACCTTTCGTTCGGGTTGTTTCGCTCAATATACCGGGGTTCTCGTGTAGTGCTATGAATCCGCCGCCCGCTTCTCTGGGTTTAAACTCAAGAAACACACGTTTGTAAGCGATTGGGACTACAATTATACCTTTATCACTACGATAGACTTCTCCGGTGATGTTGTTCATTATATCTCCAACTTGTATGCCGGGGAGATAAGAACCATCGTTGGCATCTACTTCTTTACTGGTCTTTTGTGCTATTTTTAGTTGCGGAATTATTAAGTCTTCCGGTGTTACGTTCTCAAGCCCTGCGCCTGCGTCTTCTGCAAACATTTCTGCGGCCGAGGAAACGATTTCTTTTGTCGATGATTTTTCATTCATGGTTATTTTTCCTTTGTTATTTTACTTTTCTGGCCTATATAAACATTAAAGGTTTCCAAAGGTAGGTCAGCCCCTTTTTCAACCTGCTCTCTAACAAAAGCCTTAAGCGTCATAGGTTCCACCCACTCTTTTTGAGTGGTGTTCAACCCTTTGCTGTTTAGCTCGTTAAGGAGTTCGTTTGCAGTCTCGTCTTCGTCTCTTCCGAAACTAGCCGACACTGTATTTTTAATCAGATCCGCAAAATTGTTTTCACGGAGCCAACCAAAAGCTTCTTCTCTCATATCAGGAGAGATTCGTGCACTGTAGTAAGTAAGGGTGCTTACTTTTGTGCCGTCTTTTAATTTAAATTCAGAAACCCCTGCTTCCATCAAGGCTTCAGGGAGTAGGTCTTGGGAAATTCTTCTGTGTTTTTCTTTGAGAACCTTTAACTCATTTTCTTTTTCTTCCATTTGGTTCTCCAGGTCAACCTGTGTCTCTGCCAACACTGAGATGCTTTGTATCCCGTCGTCTGTAACATTGACCTGTTCGTTTTCAAAATCTATTTGTTCTTTCATATTGTTACCTCAACAACATAGTACATTTTTTCTTGCCGATCCCATTTAAGGAACTGGGCCCTTTTGTTTGCATTTAATGCAAAATAGGTAGCCACCCCGATTGCTGCAGGGTCCCCTAGAAGAAGTAAGTAATCGTCTTCGGTAAAGTGTTTAAGTTTTTCTCTGATTTTTTCCACAACGCCTTTTGTATTAAAAGTGATGTGTTCTGTGGCCGGTAAGATAATTTCGATGTCTCCATACTTCGTTGCAGACACGATGTTGATACCTTTGGGTTCTTGCACAACATAAACAGTCATTTAATTCTCCTTTTTAAGTTCTACGAAAGCGTTATAAAGGGGGACCTATAACGCTTTCGTTAAAGCTATTGTATATTGCCTAGTGACAAAAAGTAAAGTTCTTTTTTTTAAGAAATCTCTGTTTCAGCCAATAAGCCAATACCTTTTAGTATATGTATTTGTTCTATATAGTTTTTTGATGTATTGTTTTGATGTATTGGCAGGGTATTGGCTAGTTTCTGCCAATATCTCCTTTACTTATACGACAAAGACCCTATACTATTGTGTTATATAAAGGAGAAATTAGAAAGATGCCCCATTCCTATTCGCTTGGAAAACCAGAAGCTGTTGACTATATCTTAAAAAACGTAAGCAAGAAGGCTAAAATATTGGATGTTGGCCCTGGTGTCGGCACCTACAGCGACTTATTAACACCGCACGGCTATGTATTAGACGGCGTTGAGATATACATGGGCTACATTAAAGCGTATGACCTACACAATAAGTATCGTTTGGTTTTTTGTGACGACATAATGACTTTTAACACCTCTCGTTACAACTTTATCATTCTAGGAGATGTCTTAGAACATTTAGAAGAGAAGGACGCACAATCTCTTTTAGGCCGAATAGGTAGGTGTTTGGTTGCTGTTCCTTATCTTTGCCCTCAATCCGGTGTGGAATTTGAACACGAGGGAATAAAACTGGTCAATCCACACGAAGAACACAAACAAGCAGACCTAACCCCAGAGAACATGTTGACAAGATACCCTGCACTAAAGGAGCTCTGGCGCGATGAACAATACGGGTATTATGTGAAAGAAAAATGAAAGGCTACACCTACAAAACAAAGCCTTATGAACACCAAAAAGAAGTTTTAGAAGACACCTGGTCAAAAAAAGAACACGCCCTTTTCTTAGAAATGGGTTGTGGTAAGAGCAAAATACTAATCGACAACATAGCGTGGCTCTTCCAACAAGGAAAGATAGACAGCGTATTGATTGTTGCACCTAAAGGAGTCTATAACAACTGGGTGGTGGGAGAGATACCTGATCATTTGCCCGATCATATTGAGTATGAGTTATTGAAATGGTCCCCTACAGAAACAAAGAAAAACCAACTAGCCAGAAAAAAGGCCCTTGAATCTACGGAAAAGTTAAGTTTTCTAATAATGAACGTAGAGGCTTTGAGTACCAAAAAAGGCAGTAAGTTTGCTTTTGACTTTTTGTTTAATAAAAACACCCTGTTTGCCGTTGATGAAAGCACCACGATTAAATCTCCAAGTGCCAATCGTACAAAAAATATTGTGCGATTATCAAAATACGCACAGTATCGAAGAATATTAACTGGGTCTCCTGTAACCAGGAGCCCTTTGGATCTTTACACGCAATGTGAGTTTTTAGACCCTGAGTTGCTTGGGTATAGTAGTTACTATAGTTTTAGAGCAAGATACGCTGAAATGATCAATAGGAGCGCTGGAGGACGGTCTTTTAAACAGGTTATTGGTTATAAGCGACTAGACGAGCTCAACGAGCTACTAAAAGCGTTCAGTTCAAGAGTTTTAAAGAAAGATTGTTTGGACCTGCCGGATAAGATTTATATCACCAGAACCATAGAGCTCACTCCGGAACAAAGAAAGACCTATGAAGAACTAAAAAAATACGCAATCACAGACCTTTATAACGAAGAAAAACAAAAACAGCAGGTTTCTGTAACCTCTGTTTTAACTAAAATGCTGCGACTGCATCAGATCGCTTGTGGCTTTACAACCACAGACGAGGAAGAAAACATAGAACTGAAATCTAAAAGAATTGAAGAACTAATGAGTATTCTTGAAGAGGTTGAAGGGAAAGCCGTTATCTGGGCTAATTATAGATACGATATTAAACGAATTATAGACGAAATTAGAAAAACGTATGGCGATAATTCAGTGGGTTCTTACTTTGGAGACACTTCGGACGCAGATAGAGCTAAAAACCTTAAAAAGTTTCAAGACCTGGATTCGCCTATGCGTTTCATTGTAGGCAATACACAAACAGCCGGATACGGGATTAATCTTACTGCGGCCTCAACCGTGGTCTATTATTCAAACAACTTTGATCTTGAAAAGCGTTTACAATCAGAAGACAGAGCCCATCGGATCGGGCAAGTGAACAAGGTCACTTACATTGATATTATATGCAAAGACACCGTTGATGAAAAGATTGTTAAAGCCCTATTAGCCAAACAGAGTATTGCTGCTCAAGTTTTAGGGGAAGCTGTTTGGAAAGACTGGATTCAATAGATAGGGTAGTTTCTATACATAGAGCCTAAACCACCACCGTAGCCACCACCGTAGCCACCCATCATTGGCATTCCGCCACCGTAGCCACCCATCATTGGCATTCCGCCACCATAACCACCCATTCCGCCATAACCACCCATTCCGCCATAGCCACCACCATAACCACCCATTCCGCCATAGCCACTAGGACCTTGTGCGTATACTGGATTCATATAGTCTTGTGTTGTTGTTGCGTAAGGCCCTTGTGTTGTTGTTGCAGCCCCTGTTGTTGCAGCTCCTGTGGTTGCAGCTCCTGTGGTTGCAGCCCCTGTTGTTGCAGCCCCTGTTGTTGCAGCTCCTGTTGTTGCAGCTCCTGTGGTATACGTCTCTGTAGTTGTGTTGGGGTCAGGAGTCGTTGTTGGTCCCGTCATATAAGGATTAAAACTAGCTTGTTGATACCCCATCAAGTTTTGTAAATCTGTTTGTGCAGGCATTTGCGGTTGAAAATAACCCATTTGCCTTAAACTTTGTGAATAGGCCGCAGGGTTTGCGCCCATGAGCCCATATTGAAACTGATTGGTTAAAGGAGAGCCGTATTGTCCTGGAGGATTAATCCCTGGAACACCTGGGGGTGGTCTTTGTGGGGAAAGACTTGACAGCATTCTAGGATCACCGTATCCAGGCATTCCACCGCCGCCATACATTCCACCCATTCCACCACCATACATACCACCCATTCCACCGCCACCGTAGCCACCCATCATATTTCCATAGGAACCTAGACCGCCATACATGCTCGGTGGTCCTTGTCGACCGCCTCTAAAGTTTTGCCAGGTGGTTCCATAAGAAGGACGCACTTGAGGCATCCTGGGAATACCGTACATTGGATAGTTGGGTTGAGGTGCTTGTGGTCTATAGTCTTTTATAGGTTCACCCGTCGTTCCTTGTGCTGGCGCTATTTGTTCTTTCATTCCACCCAGTTGTTGTTGTGCTTGTTGTTGCCCCTGCATACCGTACGGATTCATAGTATTCATCTGCCCACGCATTCCACGCATTCCTTGTAATCCAAAAGGGCTGTAGTAGGCCATAGCTATATTCCGTGTTTCAGGTTCATTAATTTACTTCGTTTTACTTTACCACCAACATTGTATGATTCATAGGTGTCATAAGTCCCACCCTCAAGACCTCTTAAAATCGGTGGAATCTTCGGTGCTGTTTCAATATCCAATTCTCCTGCAGGTCTGTTGGCGTTTGGAATATCCTCAATCCCGATAAGGCTCGGCTTTCCTGTGTAAAGATCAAGAAAAACCAAGGACCGTCTTATTGCCTCTAGGGTTTCCCGATCACGCAGCCATTTAGTGGCTTTTAGTCGGGTAACAGTTTTTTCACCCTCGGCAAGATCACTCATTATTTTTTTTGTAAACCATCTTCCCCCCAACACTTGGATTGCGGTTAAAGCACGACCTTCACGAGTAAACATACCCACATAAACCCGGGTTAAATTTGAGATAACGCCCTGTAAAAAGCCTCTTTCCCCGGCTCGAGCCCCCGTTGTCGGCAAAGAATTAATAAAACGAGACATTGTTTCTAATGTTTTTACACCGTTACGGAAAGTTGTTCCCATGTAAAGGTCTACGAGAGCTCCGTTGTCCTCCATGTATTTGGCAAGAGCGGTTGTATTAACGTCCCCCTCTCCTTTTGTTCCAAAAAAATTGGTCTTCTTATCCATGTCTCTAATGATTCTGGATTTAAACGACTTAAGAGCAATTTGACCTTGTTCTCCGGCCTCTTTAGAGTTCAAAATGTCATAGAGCTCTCTGTTTGCGTTAAATTTGTCTGATGTCCATAATTTTTTAAAGATGGTTTGAGGCTCTGCTGTAAGTTGCGTTTCATCAGTAAGGCTTTTGCCCCAAGGTGTTTTATTAATTCGATCAAGTATTGTTTTTGCTTCTCTTTGATCTGTTTTAATTTTAAGGGACATACTTTGAGCGTTTTTAAACGGTTCTCGTTCAGCTTTGGTCAAAAAACGGTTCATTGCCACATCGTTTTTTGCCATAAAAGTTTTGTGCTGTGCAGGCGTTAAAGGTGCACCGTTGTTCAGATCTAATTCTGTTTTGTATCTGCCCTTGATGGCATTGACAAACATTTCTTTAATGTCTGCGTTCTTGTTTGCTAAATCAACTAAAGGCTCTATTGCTTTATCGTCAATGTTTTTGTCTAATATTTTATTAAGAAACGCCATGTCGGTCGTGGTGTATTCTCCAAAGACACCCTTTTGAGCGCCTGGGACTCTTTTTAAGAGAGAACCAATAAACCCGGCATCCCATTCGGCTTTGTTCCTAGCGTAAGTTCTTTCAAGATCGGTGATTTCTTTAAGAAGTTTATCTCCTCTTCCGCCACCTATGTTTCGTGCAGCACTTGACAAGGTGTCTGTACGAAGCTGCTTCATTTCTTGTTCCAGAGCTTTAAGCTCACTTGCAAGTTGCCATTTTTGCTCATCATACGCTTGTCTTTTAAACTTACGAATCGCTATAAGATCATCTTGGAACGATGCAAAATCAGAAGGCTTATATCCAGTTATTCTACCCTTCTTGTCTTTTATTGCACGTTTACGGCCCAATTTCTTTAATATACTCCCACCACCCTCTTTGTCTAAAAGATCGGCAAGAAGAGATTGGTCCATCTTTTTAACCTTATTGGCCGCGTAATTCATTAACGGCTCTATATCAACCATAAAAGGACGCAATTCGTCACGAGCGCTTTCCGCTTCTATTCGTTTATAAAAATCGGTATAGCGTTTTGTTGTGTCTTCAAAAACGTCGTCTCTAAGGTCTTGTAACGCGCCTCTCATTTGTGTCGAAACCTGTATTCCAGGAACCCCACCCTTTGCTACTACTCGCCCTGCTCCGAAGGCATCTGCTTCTATGTCTTTTAGTGCTTTTTCTGCACCTTCAATCTCACCTTTTTTTGCGGCCTCTACCGCACTAATTATGTCAAGACCGCCCCTTGTTTCACCCTCTATAACGTCTTTTTCAGTCAACACCAGTAGGTTTGCAAGCTCGTCATTTTCCTCTTTGGTTAATAACGCTTTCCTGTGTTTAGTTATAAGCGCTTCCTTTCGTTGAAGCGCCGCCCTAATTAATCTTGCTTCTGGCCCGGATTGTTCCTCGCCAAACTTAATCATTTGTGCTTGCAAGGCACCGCCCTCTATCTTGTCGCCCCCATATATTTTAGTGAGCCAACCGTCCACCATTTCTCGTGGAACATTTGTAAGAGCACCGAGTTTACCTGTTTTTTCTAAAGTTCTTGCATAAGCAAGAATCTCAGGCCCGGAAAGCGTGGATAAAAGTTCAAGAGACGCTTCCCGACTTTCTTTTGACTCTATATTGTCAAACACCTTCTTAACTATATCGTATCCAGACTCAAGAGCTTCTTTATCCATACCAAGGCCGCCAACAGGTTCAAATCTAGGGTCTCCGGGAGCAATGGTTCTTCCCCCTTTGCCAAGAGCCCAAATCACAACGGGTGTGGCTAAACTGATTCCAAAAACCATAGCGGACTCTTTGGCTCCTTGGATGTTTATTTCCCGATTGGTCCAGTCTCTTGTTACTTCTTTTCCACTCTCATCCATTGTTGTTGTTCTTAAAAAACCGCCTTCTCGTGCCTCTCGGAGTTCTTTCATTCTAAAACCTTGCCAAATAGCCGCGTCTGTTAGTGCGGGGGCTAAGAGGGGCCAACCGGAACCCAGTGCAGCAACAATGCCCGCGCCAAGCATGGTTCCCAACTTAGGTAATTCTTCTTTAATGTCCGGCGCATTAAGGCCGGGTTCATACAGGTAAGTGTATTGACCCCCGTGGTTTGGGTCACGGTACATTACTCTGTCGTTATGAGGCTCTAATTTAACGCCCCAATCATACCCTTCAGGCACGTTTTTAAACTCAGGACTTTCTCCCAAGGCTTTTTCTACAGCTCTGGCGTAGTCTGGACTTTCTGGAACATGAAACAGTTTACTTTGAACGTCTTCAGGGGCACTGGCAAAAACAATACGGTCATCTGGTTGTTGGGTTCCTTTGAACCCAGGCTCTGTTGGAGCTCCTTCTTGTATCATTGGTCTTGGAGCTTGAGGAAGGGTTCTTACGCCAGACGCGGCTGCTAGTTTATCTGGATCACCCATGTATTTTGATTCATCAAAAAAGAGCTCTGTTTCTGCTGGAGTGGCCCTTTGTCCTTGAGCAGAAGTCATCATTCGGCCCATCGGTGATTGAAACTGATATTGGGGTTCGGTCTCTTCTAAAAAACCGCTTTCTCGTGCCTCTCTATTAACTCTGGTCCTTGAAAACCAAGCCTTTTGTAATTGATCGCTTAAATCTTGTCTTTGTTGATAATCCAGATCAGGACTAAGGTTGTTTGGGTTGTAGCCCATGGAAGTCAAATAAGCCGCGTCTCCGGGATAGATTTCTTCAGGTGCTTCGTCTACAGGGTATCTTTCTCGAAGATATTCTAGTAACTGCATATCACGGATATCTCCGAAACTTTGGGGATTGTCGTCCGTAGCCATTATTTAAAAGTCCTTACATACTTAATCCATTCGTTAAAAGCCTCTCGTTCCGGTGAGGGTGCATCGATCGCAGCCGCTTCACCAAAATATCCCACTGCGTATTGCGTGTAAAAACTATTTTCGGCCTTGCCCATCCTGTTGGCGTACGCTTGTGTCCCTGGCTGGAGGCCGTCATTTTTTGCTCGCTCAGAAGCAGCATTTATTTGGTTTGTATAACTAATAGCCATATCCCCCCAATTCTGAAGGTCTAGGGGTATGGTTAGTGGTTGATTTAAGACAGTTGTTTCAACAGTAGGTTTCATTAAAGGTGCTCTAATAAAAGTAGTTTGATATTGAGGTTTTGAGAAATGAGCATTGACCAGCGAAGGATCATCACCTACTCGAACCGTTACTTTTTCTGTTTCTGTTTCTCCAGGAGTTTTCATCCCCAACTGTTCTCTTATTGGACCTGTATCAAAAGGTTTTAATGTACCTAAACTTTCAAAAGTGCCGTCGTCAAGTTCTCTAGCAAAACCGCTTTGAACCCAAGGATTGACAGACCTATTTGTTGACACAGAACCGCCTCGAATATTTCCTTTTCCTGGTACATAAGTTGAGTCTGTAATGGTCATAGGAGCAGCATCATAAAAGTCTCTGTTGTAGCGATCGTAATCATCTAAAGCTAGGCCCAAGAAAGTTTTTAACCCAGCCACTGCTTCTTCGTTAGTCCTGGTGGTTCCACCAAACCCTAGAGACTGCATTTCCAAAGCAATTTTTTGATTGGTTATTCCTCTGTCCTCAATTCCTTTTGATCGTAATGAAGCAATGGCTAAATTAAAAGACAACGTGTTCATTTGTTGTAAATCGGTTAATCCAATCTTTTGAAGGTCTTCCCACAACGGTGCATTATCTGTTAGCTTAAAGTCGTTCCAAGTGCCCATAACGACATCCGATTGACCTATAACGTCACCGTTTGCATCGAGTATATCCTCATAAATATCACCACCCGCATCAAATACAGATTGAAATTTGTCAACATAAGGTTTGTTGGCTGTTTTTGTGGTTACAAAAGTAATAACGTCTTGGATCGAAGTTCCAAGTCCCACTACTTTGCCGACAATTCTTTGAGCTGTACCGGCTTTTCTGGTGCCTTCGAGACCGTTTAATAGTTTTGTACCAATATTAGCGAACTGTTCCATCCCTGCTGCTCTTTGTTTAAAAACTGCTGACTCTGCTGCAACATAGTCTTCAATTTTTTCGTACTGTTTTTTGTTTTCTTTAGTGACTTGAGTGTTGTCTGTTACTTCACCCGTAATCAAACCTGCTGTTGGATTGGTTTGCGCAGGACCTAAACTTAAATCAAAACCCCCTTCAGGAGAACTACTAACATCTATCTGAGGTATTGTACTGGTTTTGTCTGCTGGAAAATATTTCATATCATAATTGGGATCTTTGTCAAACTTGTTAAGCTCCTCCAAATATTTTCGTTTTGTTACAACGCCGCGTTGCCCTGTTGCACTAATTACAACATCCATTGACTCAGACGGTTCAACCATGCGTACATCTTCACCAAGATCCCTAGCCACTAAGTATTCGTTTACAGTTCCGCTTTCGATCGCTCCATCTTTACCTGCCCAACTCATTTCTTTGTTCAGGTTTTCTGGAGTTGCTTCAATCATATCAATGCCGTTAGTTTGTTTTCGAGCGTAGGCATACGGGTCTAAAAACTCTGTAACAACTTCACCGTTTTTAAGAAAAGAATAAGGTGTTCCTTTAATATCAGATTCTTGTGCGCTTCTATACGGCACAGCCATCATGTCCAGTGTCTTCTGGTCATTCCCGTTTAACGCCATAACTGATTGGTCCCCTTCTGGACCAACAACAAAAGTGTCTCTTTCCGCACCCGTGGCTCCCGCCTCAAGCATGGCTTTTCGAGTATCACTAGCCATTCCATATAACTGAAAGGCCATATTAACTTGATCCGGATCAGGAAGTTGAGCAGCTCTTTCAGCCGCACCATACGCACCAAGGGCCTTAGAGATAGCCTGCAACGGCGTGTAACCTGCACGAGTTGCTTCAGTCAAAGTGCTTCCTGCTGCAATGTACTTGTCTCCAGTACGGTTAATTTTACTGTACGCATCAAGATCAATCCCCATGTCCAACATGTCTGCTTTAATGCTTGTTACAATTTCTTGTTGTGTGGGAATATCGTAGGTATCCATCGTACGCAAAAAATCAAAAGTGCTTCGCCAATCTTGTCTTTTTTCGTCTGGTGATTTAGTGGAATCTTCCATATTCGCTCTAGCTTGTAGTGTAAAAAGCTGATCGACTTCGCTTTGTGGGTTTAATAACCTGTCTTTAAACGTTTCCTCAGTGTCAGACATAAAGTTTGTTGCGCCTGGACCTCCGGCACCCATACCCATACCCATTGAACCTTGGCCCGTGTTCATTGGATCATAAGCTAAAGGCCCGGGTTCCATGGCCGGTCCTGCAGGTTCCATATTAGGTTGAACACCAAAAGGGTTAGGAGCCCCTAAAAAGTCTTGTAGTCCGTTAGCCATTATTGCTGTTGTGTGTTTTGGTAAAGACCGTAGCCTTGTAATCCAAGACCGGCAGCATCAAGCCACGGGTTTGAACCTCCCGTCTCTTGTGTATAAGCAGACGTTCCTTGAACCCCTCCCATATAAGGAGCGGCAGAATTAGCCATATTAAAGGCTTGTCCTAGTGTTTGATAAGGCAATGCGTACTGTCCCACAAAGTTCTGATAAGCAAGATCCTTAAATTTCTGATCTTGAGCTTGTTGTAAATTACCGATATTCATCATGGTGTTTGCGTCTTGGCCTCTGAGACCGTACAGCGTACTGCCCATATTTCCGTATTGACCGGCAAGATTACCCATGGTTGTACCCAGGTTCATGCCCATCGTTCCTAAATTTCTTCCGTACTGACCATAAATGTCAGCTCCAAGTCCCCCGAGTGAACCATAAGCTCCACCCAAAGTACCCATTTGACCGCCCAGACCCTTTAGACCTTGAGCACTGGCTAATCGGTCTTGTACCGCCTGACCGTAACCACCCGCTCTCAATTTTCCTGTAACATCCCCTATAGCGCGTTGTCCTTCCCTTTCCACATCTGCTGTTAATAAGTCAGCGCGTCGATTACCAAAAGCACCTAAACTAACGGCTTTATCAGCTATAGATTGTTTTTGTTGTTCTGTTTGTTCCCTTAAATCCCGAACTGTCGGGTCAATTACATCTTGTATGTAAGGGTTCATAAAATCACTGGTTCTACCCGGATCGTATAGCCCGGCTGCGTCTTGAGTGAATTGTTGTGCGCTACCTAAAGCACCAAAACCTTGTCCCAAAGCAGGCATAGAAGCTTGTAAACCCTGTCCGTACATTCCTGCTGCTGTTCCGTAAGCACCTTGGGCTATGTCTCCAGCCTGTCCGTACATACCTTCCGCTTTTTGGTAATAAGGCAGATAAGAGCCAACGCCCCCAGCAGCCATAGACATACCTTCTTGTTGTGCCGGAGTGAAACCAGAAATTCTATCGCCTTGGTAAGTATACGGATTGGCACCAGGAGTGCCCATAGTGTTAAAGTAATTCGCTGTTGCTTGGTTCAATAAAGGATACATGCCCGGAACACCAGCGCCTCCACCAAAGTAGAAGTCTCTAATGCCTTGTGTTGGGCCTTTATAACTTATTGTATCTTGAAATGACTCAGCCATAGTATCCTCCGTTAAACAAAGGACGATCTAAGACAGAGCTTAAGTAATCTTCACCTTGCTTGTTTATATTATCTAGTATTTCATGCCCTTTTGCAAAATCCCCTTGACCTCCGTTCATTAAATCTAAACCTAGAACCGCACGACGGGTGATTACGTTTTCATCTTCTGTCAACATTGCTGGAATGGTGTCTCTATCGTTTTCAGGGCTAACTAAATCAGCGATTGGTCCACCTTCATTAGCAAAAACAGGGAAGTTTTGTAGACCAATTTTAGATCGATTAACGTCTCTTAAAGCTTCTGCAAGTGCGTCAGGAGAACCAAAACCGGTGTTCAATGAACCAAGGCCTGCTGGCATAGCGCCAGGAGCGCCACCGCCTATTGGAGAAAGACCGCCACCGCCTATTGGAGAAACACCGCCGGCAGCCAACATAGAGCCCCCTTGTCCGCCGCCACCAGGACCGCCGCCACCAAGCATATTATAAGCGTTGAAGGCATTCTTTGCGTAATCCGTCCAACTGCTTCCACCACCAAAACCGCCCAGACCTCCGATTACACCAGCACCTGTTAAAATTTGAGGAAAACTAGGCCAAGACCAGTCAGGAGGACTTCCGGTAACAACTATTTCTTCAATTTCTGTTGTGCCGCCTTCTCCCGTTGTGCCTTCTCCCGTTGTGCCTTCTCCCGTTGTGCCTTCTCCCGTTGTACTTGT